CAACAGGCGTTTGTACTGGCGGTGTCAAAGGGCTTAACGTATTCAGATGCTTACAGACAGGCTTATGGGGCTGAGAGGTCAACACCTCAGACAATATCAGTTGAGGCGAACCGTCTACTCAATAATCCGAAAATCGCTGTGCTGTTAGAACAGAAGATAAGCCGTCAGGAGTCAGTCGTGCTAGCGAGCAAGGCAAACACAGAGGCTCACATCAAAGCTCAATTGCTAGAACACGCTCACAACTTCAAGACAGAGAGTGGCAAGTTGAAGGCGTTGGAGTTGTTGGGGAAGAGTGTCGGGATGTTTACAGACAGGGTTGAGAGTACTGTCATCAAGCAGTCACCTGACGACCTTAAGAAACAATTGTCGCAACACCTCGCACTGCTTGACGCAGAGACGGTTAAACACTGAGCAGCTTGCCCCTGTGAGAACAGGTCAGAAACAGGTGGTGAGACACATGTGAGACACCTTCTGTCTCACCGTTTACACGCTGACCGTTTACACCTGACTGTTTAAACGTATCCGGTTGATCAATGATGGATGTACTAGGATGATGTACTAGCAAGTTAGACTTAGTCTCAGGCAGACTTAGCCAGTCTGGTTGACGATTTGGCATACTGCTGACCCACCGTACCCGCACCCCCGCTATTTGACCGTCAGCCTACCCAGTCCACTACACTCTAATCTACTCATCCCACCCCCTATCACAATAATCTGTTCGCCTTTTTCTCCCATCCATGTAAAATACCCCCCATGTGTTTTCCTTTTGTCTACCCCCGGTATATATATTTTTTTAAATAAAGTGACCCCTAAACAAAAAGTAGTATTTGAATTTATAACTCTGTATATACAGATGAAAGGCTATGCTCCTTCGTATAAAAACATCGCAGACGCTATTGGCACTAGTAGTAAAAGCAATATCCATAAGTATGTACACAAGTTAAGAAAGCAAGGCTATCTTAGTGTTCAACCTAGGGCGACTAGATCAATGAGAGTAGTTGACGCTTCTGCAAAACGGATAGCCAAGCTATGAGCTTGTTAACACGCGAAGAGGTTGCTAAGTACATCAAGCTGTTAGATGTATTGCCCAAAGATTCTCCGCACATAGACAAGATCATTGAATTGCTTAGAGCAGACAAGATTGAAAGGTGTAAAGAAAACTTTATGCCATTTGTCGGAGAGATGTGGTCATCGTTTATATCAGGACGTCATCATAAGATCATGGCAGATGCTTTTGAGCGCGTTGCAAACGGCGAACTAAAAAGATTAATCATCAACATGCCACCACGACACACTAAGTCAGAGTTTGCTTCGTTCTTGTTTCCAGCATGGTTTCTTGGAAAGTTTCCAGAGAAAAAGATTATCCAGACTGCACATACCGCAGAGCTTGCCGTTGGCTTTGGACGTAAAGTTAGAAACTTAGTCAATACAGAAGGTTACCAAGAAATCTTTCCGACAAAACTTTCTAGTGATTCAAAAGCCGCAGGACGCTGGAACACCCACGCAGGCGGTGATTACTTTGCGATTGGTGTTGGCGGCGCGGTGACTGGTAAAGGTGCTGATGTATTGATTATTGACGACCCGCATAGCGAGCAAGAAGCCATGCAAGGCAGTCCTGATGTCTATGACAGGGTCTTTGAATGGTACGGCTCTGGACCTCGTCAGCGTCTCCAGCCGGGCGGGTCTATTATTATTGTGATGACCCGCTGGTCTAAGAAAGATTTAACAGGTCAAATCTTAGCTAACTCAATGAAGCGAGATGGTGATGAATGGGAAGTCATTGAGTTTCCTGCTCTTTTGCCTTCTGGAAATCCTTTATGGGAAGAGTTTTGGTCTAAGAAAGAATTAGAAGCTATTAAAGCTGAAATCCCCGTCAGTAAGTGGGAAGCACAATACCAACAGAACCCAACCTCTGAAGAAGGCGCAATCATTAAAAGGGAGATGTGGAAGATTTGGGACAAAGAAGAACCTCCCACTTGTGACTACATTATTCAATCTTGGGACACCGCCTTTGAGAAACATTCAAGGGCAGATTACTCTGCTTGTACCACTTGGGGCGTGTTCTACAAGGTGAATGTAGACGGGCGTGAAATAGCCAATATTATTCTTTTGGATGCATTTAAAGAAAGGATGGAGTTTCCTGAGCTTAAACAAAAAGCTAAAGAGATGTATATGGAATGGGAACCAGATAGTTTAATTATTGAAAAGAAAGCTGCTGGTGCGCCGTTAATTTATGAGCTTCGTCAGCTAGGCATTCCTTTACAAGAATATACACCCAGCAAAGGCTCTGATAAGATAGCCCGTGTAAACGCTATATCGGATATGTTTGCCTCTGGTTTTGTGTGGTGTCCAGCCACAAGATGGGCAGAAGAAGTGATGGAAGACTGTGCAGCATTTCCTAATGGCGAACATGATGACATTGTGGACTCAACGTCACAGGCATTACTTAGATTTCGTAAAGGCGGGTTTGTTCGCTTAACAAGTGATGCAGACGATGAACCTGTGATTAAACGCAGAACAGCATATTATTGAGAGACATTATGGAAAAATCTTTATACGCAGCCCCAGTAGGTTTAGACACCTTAATGGCAGAGCCTGACATTGAAATTGAAATCGAAGACCCTGAGTCAGTCAATATAAACATTGGCGGAATAGAGATTGAAATCATTCCAGAAGACGATGATTTTTCTAAAAACCTAGCAGAAGATTTAAACGAATCTGAACTAGCTATATTGGCTGGTGATTTAATTTCTGATTTTGAAGATGATATTGCCTCAAGAAAAGATTGGATTCAAACCTATGTAGATGGGTTAGAGCTTCTTGGACTAAAGATTGAAGAACGCTCTGAGCCTTGGGAAGGTGCTTGTGGCATCTATCATCCACTCATGGCAGAAGCTTTAGTTAAGTTTCAAGCAGAAACAGTGATGTCTTTGTTTCCTGCTGCCGGTCCTGTCAAGACTAAGATTATTGGCAAAGAAACGCAGGAAAAGAAAGAAGCTGCGTTGCGTGTCCAAGAAGACATGAACTATCAATTAACAGAGCAGATGCCAGAATACCGCCCTGAAACAGAACGTTTAATCTGGGGTTTAGGATTATCTGGTAACGCTTTTAGAAAGGTCTATGAAGACCCCAGTTTAAACAGGCAGGTGGCTTTATTTGTTCCGGCAGAAGATGTTGTCGTGCCTTATGGAGCCACTGACTTAGCCTCAGCCGAACGTGTAACCCATGTTATGCGTAAGAACGAAAATGAACTCCGAAAGCTGCAAGTGTCTGGTTTTTACTTAGACATTGAGCTAGGCGATCCTGAGAATAGCTTAGATGAAGTTGAAAAGAAGATTGCTGAAAAACTAGGTTTTAGAGCCACAACAGATAATCGCTACAAGCTTTTAGAAATGCATGTAGATGTAGACTTACCCGGCTTTGAGCATGAAGAAGATGGCGAACAAACCGGCATAGCTTTGCCTTATGTTGTCACCATTGAAAAAGGCACAAGCAAAGTTTTAGCCATTCGACGCAACTGGAAACCGGATGATAAGAACTTTATTAAACGCCAGCACTTTGTACATTACGGCTATATACCGGGCTTTGGGTTTTATTGTTTTGGTCTTATTCATCTTATTGGTGCTTTTGCTAAATCTGGCACTTCTATTATTAGGCAACTTGTTGATGCTGGTACTTTGTCTAATCTTCCCGGCGGTTTTAAAACAAGAGGATTAAGGATTAAAGGAGACGACACACCAATCTCTCCGGGCGAATTTAGAGACGTAGATGTGGCTTCAGGCACGATGAAAGACAACATCATGCCCCTTCCCTATAAAGAACCCAGCCAAGTCTTGATGGCTTTGCTTGGGCAGATTGTAGAAGATGGCAGACGCTTTGCTAACACCGCTGATCTCCAAACATCAGATATGTCTAGCCAAGCCCCAGTGGGAACGACTTTAGCTATTCTTGAACGCACCCTTAAAGTGATGAGTGCAGTTCAAGCTAGGATTCATTTTTCTTT